GATGTGTCCGGTTCGCGTTCCGCGTCCGACTCGGGCTCCCGGGCCTCTTTGACGAGGGCCTCAACGTCCGCCTCTCGCTCCTCGGCGGTCATTTCGCCCCATTCCGACGTGGCTTCAGTGGGTGTGGTTGCCGTTTCGGCCATTATCTCATCCTCGCTTTGTGATTTGGTTACCCGTCGCTATATCCACCGTCCGCGTCGTGGAGATTGCCCAGCCCTAGCATCCGGCCCAGCACGGGCATCGCTCGGGCGCGTGCCTTCGTCGATGTGATCGTACAGTTGCCGTTTTTATCCCACTCGATCCCGCTGATTGAGTGTGCTTTCATGGCCTCGTTCATGCGCCCGGCTTGCTTCCGGTGGCTGGACATCGACGTCGAGGTGCCTGGTTTTTTCTCGGCATAGCTGGAAGCAACGCTACGACGCCGCTGCCGTCGCTTCAACCCGAGAGCGATCTGTTCCTCGTCGTTCAGCCAGACCGCCTCGCCCTTGACGTAAAACAGCTTTCGCGACGCCGATCCCATCATCCGACTCCCACGCCTACTGGTTGTCCACTTGGTTGTCCGCCACCCATTCCTCCACGGCCTTGCATGAGTTGTCCAATGACGGCCGCCGCCCCTTCGGTACTCGGCCCCGGGGAGCGATTCGTGCGCACGGTTTCCCGGCTGGTCACGGCCGGTTTCGTGGCCTGGTGCGAGCCGCCCGGCGAAGAAGTGTCCTCGGGCATCATGTACGTAAAGATGCGTGTCAGGTCGGGAAGATTTTCGTACTCGGCAGCCAACTTCGTCAGTTCCTCGATGTCCAACACGCCCGTCTGCACCAGGGGCCACACCGTCCCGACCGCCTGAACGAAGGACATGATCCGGGCCAGCTTCGCCTCCGGCGGCCGGTAGGCCATGCTGGTGGGCTCGACCGTAAAGTCGTAGTGGTTCTTCAGTCCTTCGCGGTCACCAGGTCTCCAACTCGTATCCAGGTAGAGGCCGGTGTTCTCTACCTCCATCGACGAATCGATTTCCAAGTAGTCGTCGTCGAACATCAGCCCGCCGGCTTCCCTTGCAATCTCGCCTACCCAGCAGTTGACCCGGTCCCGCATTTGGACGATCCGCCCGGTAGCGTTGGCTTGGATTATCTCCTCTTGTCCTAACGTGTCCGCCTCGGAACCAAGCCCGCCTAACGTGCGCTCGTTACCCGACTGGGTGTTGTAGATCTCTTGGCTCGCCAGGAAGAACGCATGTGTGTTGCCGTCCACGCCGGCCGTGTTGATCATCGCGACGCTCTTAGGGTCGCGACACAACCAATACCCACCGTCTTTGACCTGCTTCTGTCTCTGTGCATCGTCTTCTCCTCCAGGCGGAAAAGCGACCGTGTTTTTCTGCCGCGAGGCTTGGGCCGAGAGCTTTCGGTAAAGCCGGTTGCTCAGGTCGTGCAAAGCCTTCAGGTGATGCGCCGGCGTGACTGGGATGATGTTGTCCGGTACCAGCCCCAGCCCTAGGAATTTGTACGGGCCGCGACAGTCCGGCTCGCCTTGCGTGACCTTTAGCGGCGGCAAATCGGTATTGCTCGCATCGAACGTGAGGGTTTGCTTGGTTCTCGGCATGTAGATGTCCTCAAGCCAAACCATCGGCTCAAGTTCGTCATCGTCCACGGTCCGACCAGCCGCAATCTCCCCCGCCCGTTCGCTCCCCTCTTCCACGCCGTACTTGGACGAGGGAGTCATACGCTTGACTACCTTTTGCTCGAAGTCATCCCGCTCCTGGAGTTTCCAGTAGGCGACGCGGTAGCGATGGCCGCAATACCGCATCTCCCGAATGTCCTTGACTGCCATGTCCAGAATCGCGTCGTCCGGCGAGATGCGAGAAATCCAAACCTTTCCGGGATCCATCCAAACATTGTCCTCCACCTGAACTTCCCCGGCGTCCGCCATGGAGACATGCACGATGCCGAATAGAAAGAATGCGTCCAACACGGCTGCCTGGAGGGTCGTCTTGAGGTCCAGGTTGACGAGGAGCCGGTTCAGGTTGACCTCGTACTTGCGGCAAAACGGCCACAACTCGACGTGGGGCGAGTCGATGTTGACCTGGGGGTTATTGAAGGCCAACGCCGTGCTGTAAATATTGGCCGTCGTGCTGAGCTTGTTGATGTAAGTCAGAAACCTGGCACCGTTCGTAGAGTACCAGGAACCGACATAATCCCTAACCATCAGGGATCGAACTTTCAGGAAGGGTGCCAGTGCATTGCGGGAATCCCGCTTGGCCTTGTGCAGCCGATTCCGGTCGGTCTCTTTTCCTACGTCCCACGCCATGACTTGAACTCACTGTTCCTTGCCGTCGTCCTTGCCGTCGTCCTTGGCCGGTACGAGCAACCGTTTCATCGCCGCGTCCGCGTAGCTCCAGGCCTCATCGGCCACACGCTCGGGCGTGGAAGGCTCCGATAGTCCACCCTCGTCCTCGTAGCCGTGTGCGATCCGGTATTGACCCAACTGAACGACCAGGGGCAGATACATATTCAGAAACACCTGCTGGTTCCTGGCTTGGGCCTGTGCCTGAGCCGCCCGTGCCGTCGCGACCCCCTGGGGAACCCCTATCAACGAAGGCTGGTTCGGGTGAAAATTCGCTTTCCGCATTACTCGCTCCAATGCTGTTGTTCCGTTTGAATTCCAAGCACGGATCGTAGGTCGAACTCTTTATCCTCGCCATCACCCTCGCCCCGGGCGCGAAGCTTTTCCCGGCCCATTCGCCAAGCAAGACACCCGTATGGAGGTTCAGCCTCCATACTTTCCGGGGTCCTGTCAAGACCAATTGTAGCACGGCGGTCCCCCAAGAGAAGGTTAGCTACACCCGCTGCAATACACCTGTCACCATGCGATGCCGGTGCGATATTCGATGCCCGGCTGGCTCTGTGCGATATTTTGCCCCCTTTTCCCCACTCGTACTCTCCACACTCGATAATCATCTCCTTCGACCGAGGAATGTACAGATCCTCCTCCATCGCCATCCCGAGAGCATCGAACAACCGCTCCTTGTCCTCGTCGGTGCGGTTCGCCCAGCCGGGCGTACGATGCTTGCCGGTTACGCCGACGGCGTCCACGTCCCGGTAGTAGATGTTGCCGTAGTACAATACGTCCGTGGTTTCGTGGCCGAAGGTCGATCCGGTCGGACCTGTCAACTCCCAGCCCAAATAGGCATTACGCAGCCACCGGCAAAGCCCAACCACGACCCTGGCAAACTTGGTGGGCGACGTGGCCCGGACCACGTATTCCATGACTTGCTCACCGGAAAAGAGACTCACCCCAGAGGCTACCGAGTTACTGGCCGATTCGGTATGGCCGCCGGCAGCGATATCACAGCCCACTCCGAAACGTCCAGGGGGTGGGCTGTTGTCTATGCCGGGCCTGAACCATAACGACAACGGCCCACCGGGTTGTTTGATGAGCCCGCGCAACTCAAGACTATCGCCATCGAAGACTGCCCTGCCTTGCCAGAGGGGCGGACGGCAGCATTTGTCTCGCATCCGATCCAACACGTCCACCGCGAACACCTTGCCCACGGCCCCCCGGGGGTCCATGTCCAATTCGCGGGCGATGTACCGCGGCGTAGCTCCCGGCAAGAGACAGTAGGCATCGTACCACGGGGACCGGAACTTGCCTTCCAACGTATGCCCGCGACGCTCGATTCTTTTGAGTTGCCTCGCATGGGTCCTGGCGTAGCGCGTGACCTCCGCCTGTTGGACGGAGTCCACCGCCACGGCGACACCTTCTCGCATAACGTAGGCGTTGCGGGTCTGCGTTGGGTTCTCTTTCCAGTCGAGCTTGACGAGGCGCGGGTTGTCCGGGTCCTCCGCCGCCTCGAAGAAGGCCCCGGTCTCACCACCAAAAGTGCTTACTAAAAATATACATTTGGTGACGTGCGAAACACTGGATAGCACCTTGTAGTCCTTGCCCGCCGCCGAAAACTCCTCCGAACCGAACTCGTCGAGAACGAACACTGTTTGCCGCCCGCCACGGCCAACGTCTCCCGTGGCCGAGTACCCAATGAACAGCGATCCGTTTTCCGGGTTTACGATCGTATGGTCCGAAAGCGATCGATGTTCTTTCTCGTTGAAGCCCCGTGGTAGCATCCACACCGGCAGTTGTTCCAATCCCCACCAAAGCTTCCAGAAAATCGTGTCCTTGTCCGTCTTCGAGTCCACCAGCTTTTCATTCCGGGTGACGATCCCGGCTGAAAAATGCCTGTCTCGCAGCCACCGCCGCATGAGGATGTAGATATACAAGTAGGTCGCCCCCTGGGCTCGCGACTTGGACAAGGTCAATGCTACCGGGGCGTCGCTTTTCTGCGATTCGGTGATAGTCTCATCCATCAGCTTGGCCACGGGAAGCTGATGGGGCCAGGGCACGAAGGGGATGGTCTTAACCTGAGCCCGGGGTTCCATTAGCCAACTGAACGCGGCCAAGAAAAAAGGCAGATCATCCATTGCGGCGGAGTACAGAGCCTGCCGCACGCGCCGATCCTTGGCCGCCACTTTGCGAATGCGAAGTCTCCACCGAAGATGGTCTTCCGTGTCCTGGGGTACGTAGTCGATCAGACTATGAGCGGTGGACATCTGACTTCGACTCTCTGAGTTCTTCGAGGATCCGTTCGATTTCCTCGATCTTGACTTTCTCCCGGCGAACGATATCCTCCTCGCCGCCGGCCCCCGGCTTTACCCGCTGGAGCATGTTCATGAAGCCCGCCCGGTTGCTTGCGGCGAACTGCATCAGGTTCCTCGCGCCGTGACTCGGTGCCGCCTTCTGCGCCCGGTCCCAATGAAACAACGGCGTCTTCGTACCCCGCTCCTCGATCACCAGAACCATGTTTTGATGCACCCACTCCACCTCCGCGTCGAACGGTGCCGACTCCGGCAGGTCTCCCCAAGACGCAGGTACGTCGCAACCGCCGATCTCATGTTCCCAGTTGCCCCACGCGGCCCCAGATGGTGACTCGACCAGCGGTTCCGTCCTCTGCTTGGCCCTCTGCCGGGGAAGCGGAGAAAGCGGAGGGTACTTCTCCAAGGCCAACTCGAACGCTTTGTCCTCGGCCTTCGTCTTGGTCATGCCGTCGCCTTCGGCAAAGAACCCCTCGGCCCACCGCTTGCGGTCCTTCGAGACGGCTCGCGCCCGGCCTTCTCTCCTCCAACGAAGCCTGGCCGCTTGCTTGGTTTCAATCACCGTTGTTGCTTCCCATCCCAACCTCCCCCAATACCCGTCGATCGGCGTCGGTCAACTCCAAATCGGTTTCCGTTAGCACGCGCTCGTGCAATACCCAGCGGACGTGGAACTTTCCGCTCTCCTGGCCCTTCTTGGGTTTGTTCGGTACGTTCGTCTTCTCCCAGCCATGCAAGAGCAGCGTGTTGCCCGCGGCCAAAAACGTACGGATTGCCTCGCTCACCGCGGGCGTCCGGCGATACTCCCGTAGGTGCTTCGACATTTGCGCCTTACTCGTCGCCTGCACGGCCGTCACGCCCGGTACGTCCGATCGTAGACAGTGAATGTCGATGAAACCATGCAGGTCCTTACGAAAGCCGCCCGCTGCCTTGCGTTGCTTCTGTTGACCGGTTCGGGCCGCCTGGCCAACCCGTAACATCACCCACTGCTCGGCCATACCCGTAAGGTACCCGCGCTTCATCATCTCTTTCTTGCTACGCTCGCTGGGTCGGGTTGCCATCGGCTTCAATCTCCCGTAGGTGTCCCTATCGGCCGCGTCTGGGAAAGTAACACGCGAACTTCACTTCTCTTCGTGTTGCGTTTCAAAAATGCCACTATGATCTGCTCGCCCATCCCCGACAACACCTTCGCTACTTCACCCCGCCACGCCGTGCCACCCGGCTTTACCCATACCGTATCGCCAACAGAAGGCAACCAACGACGAGGCAA